AGACGATCAAGGCGCAGGCGGCAATGGAGAACGTGAAGGCTAAGGCCGCCAAGGACCAAGCCGACATGCAGGGCAAGATGCAGGAGTTGCAGGCCAAGGCATCAAAGGACCAGCAGGACGCGCAGTTGAAGGTTGGCCAGTTGCAGTTGCAGCTTAGCAAGCAGGAGCAAGACTTTGCGGCTCGGATGGCTGAGACCGAGGCGCGCATCAACAAGATGCAGGCTGAGACCGCGAAGATCTTGCAGAGCATTGGCCTGGATGCGCGCAAACAGGATCTGGAGGAATACCGCGCTGCTGAAAGCACGGAAGCCCGTCAGGTTGAGCAGGCGATAAGCGAGCGGCAGGCCATGCAAGCGACGGAAGGACCAACGCGATGAGCGAAGGCTGGCACAAGACTGCGCGCGGCTGGCGCAAGGTGTATTCCGACCGGACAGCACGGCAAAGCGCCAGCGAGTTCCCGTGTCCGCATCTGGTGCGCCCGTTTTCGTCGCCGGTGCAGTCCATGGCTGACGGCAAGTTTTACGACGATCCGGCGTCCTTGAGGGCGACCTACAAGGCGCAAAACAACCCGCAGGGCGTGGATTACGTCGAGGTGGGGAACGAGGACATCACGAAGTTCGAGGCCCCGAAGGTTGATCGCGCTGGCCGGCGCGAGGCCATCAAGAAGGCCATTGCAGACGTGAAAAGCGGGCGCGTGCCGCCTGTTCTGGACAAGCTGCCCGGCTAACCCTTCTCAGACAAGGACCAACCCATGACAGATGCACCTGATGCAAATCAGACGGCTGCCCCGTCGCAAGTGATCGAGCACCGCGAGGCTGACGCATCCGCGCTTGGACGCGGCCCCGACATGACGGCAGACGCGCCGAAAGAGGAGGCCAAGCCCAAGGAAGACGCAAAGCCGCTTTCATCCCGCGATGCGATCTCCAAGGCCATGAGCGAGGTCAAGTCCAAGGCCGAAAAAGCATCGGAAGAAGCCCCGGACGCTGAGGCGGAGAAAGAAGAGCCGAAAGCCGAGGCGCAGAAGAAAAAGCTCAAGGACGAGGCCGCGCCCGCCGAGGTTGCGAAAGAGCCTGGAGAGGCCAAGGAACCGGCTGAAAAAGCCCCAGCGAGCGCCCCTGATCGGGACGCCGGGAAGGCGGATGACGCAAGCGAGCGTCAGTCTGAGGGGCGCAAGTACGCTGAGCCGCCTTCCCGTTTCTTGCCCGAGGCGCGGGCGAAGTGGGCGAACACGCCCAACGAGATCAAGGCCGAGATGCACCGCGTTTCGCAGGAGTTCGAAGCGCAGACCCGCGACCTGAGCGAGCGGGCCGAAAAATATGAAGCTGTGCGGCGGTTCGATGAAATGGCGCGGCAGTCCGGCACGACGCTTGACCAAGCGTTGCAGCGGTATGTCTCGATTGAGCAGAAGCTGGCGACTAATTGGGCCGAGGGTGTAGCCGAAATCCTGCGCAATTTCGGGATGACGCCCCAGCAGTATGCCCAGCACGTCATGCAGAACCCGCAGGCCCAACAGCCGCGGCAGGCGGCACAGCAGCCCCAACAGCAGCGCTCCGATCCGCAGGTGCAGCAGCTTTCTCAAGAATTGAAATCGCTCAAGACCGAGCTTGCCGCCGCCAAGGTGCAGCCCGTTGTCGAGCAGTTCGCATCTCGCCACGCCGACTATCCGCAGTTGGAATCCCATATCGCGGAAATCCTTCGCAGCGGCGTGATCGAGAAAATTTACGGCTCAGGTTTGACGCCCGGTCAAAGGCTGGAGCAGGCATATCGGATGGCTGGCGGTCAGGGATCGCCCTCACAGTCCGAAGCGCCTGCCCCGGCACCGGCGGCTGCCCAGGCCCAACCCGACCGTCTTGTTGATCCTGACGGGCAAAAGTCAGTCCGAGGCGCACCCGGCGCAGGTCAATCGACTGCTCCGCAGCGCCAATTCAAGACAAACCGAGACGCGCTGAAGGCGGCTTTCGCTGCCGCGCGTCAGTAACGAAAGGCAAAGGCTATGGCCGCAGTCACGAATGACCGCCAATATCGCCAGGTACTCACCATGGCGATGGCAATGCGCCAGAGGGAGACGCAGGATCTTGTTTTCAACAGCAACCCTGTGTCTGCCATTCTGCGCGAAGCTGGGATGTTCAAGCCCTTCACCGGGCCGGAAATCCGCATCCCGCTCACCATCGACAAGATGGAGGGGCAATGGTTCAGCGGCTTCGACAAGCTGAACAACGAGCCGAAGGAGATCCTGAACAGCGCCGTCTTCACCCCGAAAAACCTTGCCGTGGGCTTCTCGCTTTCCGGCACTGAAATGCGGGGCAACGAGGGCGAAACGCAGGTTATCGACCTTTACGAGACCTACATGGACAACGCGACCGAATCCATGCGGGACGAGTGGGAAATTTCTCTGCATGGCAACGGCACCGGCGGCGCAGGGCGTGAGATGATCGGCATGGGCGGCGCGTTGCCGATCCTTCCGACCACGGGCGTCTATGGCGGCATCGACCGCTCGTTGCATCCCCTGTGGCAGCCGAGCGTGTTCGACGCAGAAACCGACTTCACCGGGATCGGTGCTGCCGGTTGGGACAGCACCACGGCGCGCTCGATCATTGAGAACGTCACGGCGCGGCGCTCGAAGGGCAACCGCTATCCGTCGATCTGGATCATGGACCTGCTGACCTATCAGCCGCTGTCGGCGTCTCTGGCGGCAATCCAGCGCATCCAGCGCGAGAACGGCGGCAGCGGCGGATCGAACCGCCCGACGCTTGGTTTCCAGGGTCTCGAAATCGCCACGCCGGCGGGCAACGTCACGGCCTACTGCGCTTCTGGCGTGGACAACGTGATGCCGGCCAATACCGCCTACTTCATCGAGCCGAACAGCTTGGAAGTGCGGTACATGAGCGATTACAACATGGTGCCGCTGTTCCCCGGTGAGGGGGCGATGCCGGTGAACCAGGACGCTTACGCGCAGTATCTGCTGTGGGTCGGCGAACTGATCCTCAAGAACCCCCGCTATTCGGGGCGTCTGATCGCAACCCCGACCACGCCGTAAGGAGGACAAGGCATGTCCATCGACTACGTTTTCCGCGCCTCGCCCGATCTTGGGCCGGGCATCACCGAAGTGATCGACCGCCCGGCACATTACGATGTTCTGAGCGCGGATGGTCCGTCCTATCAGGTCGGCACCCAGGTCACTGGCAGCGACGGCGCCGAGTACTGGTTTGTCAAAGCTTCGGCAGACATCGACGCAACGGCAGACACCGGCACGCAGGTCACGCTGACCTTCCCGGCCTATACCGTGGAGGCGGGTTCGGGCGGCTTCTACACCCCGCCGGGCCAGGCCATCACGGCCGGGCAGTTCTTCCACGTCCGCAAGGGCGCATGGAACGCGGCTCCGGGCTGACAACAGAGGGGGCGGCTTCGGTCGCCCCTTTCCCTTACCTCAGACAAGGAATTCGACATGACGCAAGAACACACAGCCAGCCTTCCCGAAAGTGTGCGGCTGCCGTTTGAGGCCAACTCCCACGGCATCACGCCCTATTTCAAGGTGATGACGCCGCTGAATGTTGCGCGCTCCGAGATGGAAGGCAAAGAGGTATACGACAACCCGCGCGAGGTTGTGGAGTTGCGCTTTGCGGGCGACCGGAACTATGCGCCGGTGGTGCCGGTGGAAAGCATGTATCGCAAGGTCGGCACGCGGGTTGTGACCTACGCGGAGCGTTTTTCGGATCAGTACCGCGCGTTTCTGACAGGCGGCGATCAGGTGGCGGGCGGGACGGCCCTTGAGGCTTTGGCCGATTACGGCATCACGCCTGCGCAGTTGTCTGTATGCCGCGCGCTCAAGATTTACTCCATCGAGGCGCTGCACGAGATGGAAGGCCCCAGCGTGCGGGCGCTTGGGATGAACGCCAACGCGCTGAAGGATATGGCGCGGCGCTGGACCGAGGAGCGCAACAACCGGGCGGCTGAGAAAGCCACGACCGACATCGCCGCCATGCAGGCCGAGATTGAACGCCTGAAGGCGCTTGTGCCGCAGGACTACGCCACGCCTGCCGAAGTCGAGCAGGCTGTCGAGGAGGCGGATGCGGAGTTCTCCGAAGATGCTGAGAAAGTGCGCATCAAGGACGAGATCGAGGCGTTAACGGGCGTAAGGCCGCGCGGCAATCCGAGCCTGTCCACCTTGCAGACCACGCTGGCGGAATTGAAGCAGGACGCCTGACATGATTTTTCCCGCGATCCGATCTGCAATTCTGCGCTGCACGGGCGTTTCCGTCAGCCAGGTCTTTGCGTCCACCGATCAGGTCGCGGTGGAGTTTGCTGACCTTGCCAATGAGGTTGCGACCGACATCATGAAGTCCCACGACTGGCGCGCGTTGACCAAGGTGGCGCAAGTCGTGGGCGACGGCAGCTTGGCCTATCCCCTGCCTGCGGACTATGACCGGATGGTGCTGGCGTCGTCCATCGAGAACGCGCAGTCGTGGTTCTGGGGCTACGAGCCGTTCTACAGTGTGAACGACTGGCTGCTTTACAAGTCTGGATTGGTGGGCATCCAGTCGCCCGGTGGATGGATCATCATTGGCGGTGAATTGCAGTTCTACCCGGCGCCGAACGGGGTGGCTGAGTATCCCTATATCAGCAACCAGTATGCGCGGGATGCGAGCGGCAATCCGGCGGGTGCGTTTGCTTCGGACGCGGACAGCTTCGTGCTGGACAACCGGCTTCTGACCCTTGGCCTGATCTACAAGTGGAACGCGCAGAAGGGCCAAGAATATAGCGAGGCGCTGGCGGATTACGAAATTGCACTCGCTCAGGCTCAGGCGCGGGACAAGGGGTCTCGGCCTATCCGGTCTGGCGGGCACGTCTCGTTTGCGGAGCGCCAGGCTGGGCGCAGGTTGCCGTGAGACTGCCCGCTACGCGCCGCCGCCCGGCGAAGGTGCAGTTCACCAGCTTTCCGGCCCCGACAGGCGGGCTGGTCAGCAACCGCAACCTTGCCATGTCGCGCGGCCCTGACATGCCGCCCGGCGCTGCGGTGCTGGAAAACATGTTCCCGACGGCGACCGGCGTTGTTCTGCGGCGCGGGTCTTCACGCTGGGCCACGATGGACGACGACGCCCCGGTGAAATCGCTGTTCACCTACACATTCGGCGGGCAGCGCGAGATGTTCGCGGCCACGGACGCAGGCATCTGGGCGGTCAACACCGAAACGGGGAATACGCCGCTATCCGGCACGCCCGAACATGCGGCAACGAATGGCGACTGGAACGTGGTCCAGTTCTCGACCGCGGGCGGCGTGTTTCTGATCGGCGTCAACGGCACAGACGCGGCGTTTCTTTATGACGGGACAGACTACGACGCCACGACGATCACCTTCCCAAGCGGCTCGACTCTGACAACGGCTGACCTGTCTTATGTCTGGGTCTACAAGGAGCGGATCTGGTTTCTGCAGAAGAACAGCCTGAACGCCTGGTATTTGCCGGTGGATCAGATCGGTGGCGAGTTGACCCTGTGGCCCATGGGGGGCGTGTTTCCGCGTGGCGGCAGCCTGATCTGGGGGCAGGCGTGGAGCTCCGACACAGGCGGCGCAGGTGGCCTGTCCGAGCAGTGCGTGTTCACGACCACGGAAGGCGAGGTTGCCGCCTATCAAGGGCTGTCGCCTGACCCGGATCAGGGCTGGACCAAGGTCGGTTCTTACCGGATCGGCAAGCCGCTGGGGCAGAAAGCCTTTATCCGGGCTGGTGGCGATATTGTCGTGGCGACTACCGTGGGCTTCATCAGTCTGGCTCAGGCATCGCGACAGGACTATGCGGCGCTTGGGCAGAACGCGGTGAGCCGGGACATTGAGGACGATTGGGCGCGCGCGGTGCGGGAGCGGGGGCAGGAAAACTGGCGGTGCGATATTTGGCCGGATGGTCAGATGGCGCTGATTTCGCCGCCGACTCCTTCAAGCCAAGACCCCGTGGTGTTCGCGAGCAATACCTACACCGGCAAGTGGGGTGTGTTTCGCGGCTGGGACGTTCGCGCGCTGGAAGTATTCACCGGGCGGCTTTTCTTCGGCACATCCACGGGCACAGTCTTGCAGGGCTGGGTGAGCGGCACTGACGAGGGCGTGCCATATACCGGGCAGGTTCTTCCGCTGTTCGACAATCTTGGCGCTCCGGGCAGCCAGAAAATCGCCAAGATGGCGCGTGCGATCATCCGCACGTCTTTTCAGGCGAATGTTCAGGTATCGGGCCAGTCGAATTTCCGCGTTTCCTTTCCGCCAAACCCGGACACTCAACCTGTCGAAAGCGGCAATGTCTG